GGGATACAACAGGTTCAATATGATCCACTTGTACATCCTTAGCCACAAATAAGCCCTCACAACTGGCACACTTGTAATGTTCAGCTAACCTTCCTGTGCGTTTATTCGTTACCCTACCTACCGTTGCTGCTTTAAGAGCCTTCCACTTAGGAGGGTATCTCTTCATGTAAGCACGGAGGGCAGAGATTATAAACGCCCTAAACCTAGCTTCTGTCCATTCTCCATCGTTATACTTTCTGCTGCTCATACTGGTATAACAACTGAGCGAAGCCCTCTACGAATCGCTCATCGTGATCACGCTCACCCATCGTAAATAGGATAGCATGGACTAACTCGTGGTAGAAGGTAACAGCCCTATCCTGTCCTGTCAGCCTCTTGTTAATTAAAATCTTACACAAATCTGGGTTTGATGCGCCAAGGTCTGGCATATCTGTAGTGATAACCTCCCAAGTCATCCCCGCTAATTTAAACTTTTTCAATCGGTGGCTCCCATAGTTGATTCGGTTGTCGTCGTAGCCACAGCAGTCGAGCATTCTCCAACACTCTTTCTGCCCCCATCGCCTCCACACAACACTGGTACAGCTCTTGTTCTGTCTTGGCATCGGCAAGCATCTTTGTTGCACGAACCTCCCCCACAAGATGTAACCCCTTGATGTTGTCGGCACTGTCCCCTGTCAGGATTTGCTTGTAAAAGAATCGCAACCCCTCCTCTGGAGTAACATACTTCTTGACCTTCTTTACAAAGTTGTAATGCCATGTCGGAACCTGCATAAAATCTTTGTCTATTGATACGATGATTGCCTCGTCACCAAGCTCAGTAGCTCGGATGGCGATGTCATCATCAGCTTCTTGTCCGTCACTAACTGTAGCTCCCCATGCCTTTTGTAAGTATTCCCGTAGGAGAGGAAGGTGCTTCGGCTTCTTAACATCCTTCCTGTTACCTTTGTAAGGTGCTGTTACTGCTATCTCATTCCGATAGTTAACCTTGCCTGTAAGGAATAACTCATGTCCTTCACAGTCAACAAGATCAAACATCAACAAGTCTTCGAGGAACACTGCCATCGTTTCCAAGGCAGTGCTCTCCATTTCATCTTCAGTAGCAAACCCTACTCGGTAGCACAAAATGTCACTATCGAGTAGTGCAATCATTACAGCAGGTCGTCTTCAGAGATAAGGGCTTCAACAGGGGAACCCGTATACTCCAACAACTCAGTGATAACCAATCGTTTCAGAGCAGGGGATGTACCCTTCTTCTTCTGGTAGCTCCACGAGTATGTACCCACGAGTGCGACTGCTTTACTGCCATTGCCTAGTGAGCTACCTTCAATTAGTGAGCCACCATCATCATAGGCTAGGATAGGACGTGTACTCTTACAAGTAATATACTTACCCTTACCCTCTTTACTCTTAACCTCCAAGCCTAGTTCCTCCAGCGCACCCGCTGCCTTGTCTGACAAGTTGCACAAGTCAACCTGATACTTACCACTCATGTCGTTAGGCTTGTCAAGGTATGCCCACATAATGTCTGCTTTGATTTTAACTGCTTCGTTCATATGTAAATCCTTCAATGTTTAGTTACTTTGCCTTCATCGGCAATGTTGTAAAATTCTGATGTCACAAGTGCCAGAATATCTAGCACTTCCATCTCACTTAATTCTTGGCTAAAGCTTAGGTGTACTTCACCATTCTTCTCTGTAATAAGAATCATCGACTCAGCGTCTCTTAATACAGTTTCCAAGTTTGTATCATCTTTCAATGTGTATCCTTCCAAGTGTTTCCTACATTGTACTCTCCAGTTAAAGGACAGCGAAGGTTGAAGTGCTTCCCAGCTTCCTCAATTGACTCCACTGCCATCCTACCTACACGCTCTGCATCCTCTTGCGGGACTTCTATCTGCCATTCATCGTGTACATTTGCACAGAATGAAGCGTTTATTATACCACAGTTTATTTTCTTTTGCAATATAATTAAAGCTTTTTTCATCACAATTGCACCCGCACCCTGCAACAAAGTGTTCAAGGCTGAGTGTTCTGAACGCACCATTAAGTGTCTGCCATCCAAACCTCTAACCCAACCCTTAGTCGCAGCGTTGCTGACAACTTCCTTCAATACTCCCAACGCTGGTGTGTTACGCAAGAAGCGAGTCATTAGTCTTCTGCCTTCCTGCTCACTGCCACCAACAATAGAACCAATCTTACCTGCACCAGCCCCGTACAAGAATGCGTAGATGAATGTCTTGGCTTGGTTACGGTTTGTAAGCCCAGCCGCCTTCATGTTCATCGTATGCACATCTGTACCGTCCTCCTGCTTTCCCTCACAGACACTCTTGATAAACACCTTGTCCTGCATGTAATGGGCTAACATCCGTAGCTCAAGCCCACTAGCATCTGCACCGACCAGCTTGTTACCAACCTCGACTGTCCACAACTCCCTGCACTCAGCCCCATACTCGGAACCACTGCTGGGAACCTGCGCCATGTTAGGTGACATATGCGTCATACGCCCCGTCACAGCACCGTTTGTTATCACCCTACCGTGCACCCTACCATCAGGTTTAACAACGTCAAACCAGCTGGAGACCTGCGAGATGCGTTTCTGTAGCATGAGATACCTAGCGATTAGTTTAGCCTCTGGTAAGTCAATGCCCTCCAACACCTTCTCGTTAACAATGGTAGACCCCTTCTCTGTCTCCTGCGTAAACTTAACCCCTAACCCTTGCAATCTTTCTGCGATTTGCTGACGACTGCCCGGATTAAACGGCGTAACCTTCGACTTGAGGGGCTTGCCAGTTTTCTCGCTAACACGCTCCTCCACAATCGGAGGAAAGACAGCTTGCAACTCACTCTCAATATCAGCAACCTCGCCTGAAAGCTGTGCCAATAGAACCCTGCCCTTATCCTCATCAAACCTAAACCCATGCCTTTCTTGTTTAGCTATGATGGCGGCAACCTCATGCTCTAGTTGTACACTCTCACCCCAATCCTCCAGCTGCTCAGTCAAATACTTGTACAAGTCAACCGTTACTGCCACGTCCTGCTTACAATAAAACCTATTGAGGCTATCATGAGGAGCGTCGTAAGGAGCAGTAGAAACCTTATCATATGGAACCCCCATTAACCAGTGCCAAATGCGTGTGTACTCAACCTTATGATTCCCCAGCCTCTTCCCCCATGCGTCTAAACTGTGACCCCCTTCGATGGAGGGATTGAGCAGTCTTGACATTATCAAGGTATCTCTCACTTTCTTCAATCCAATCTTCGTTCCCCAAAGCTTGTTTAACACTGGCGCATCGAAGCCGATCAAGTTGTGTCCGATCAGCCTGTCTGCTTTGTTTATCAAGGGTATGAGCGTATCTGGTGTTGTGTGACATACGTATTCATTTGTTTCACTGTTATGGGTATAGCACATCCATATCTGGCTATGCTTGCTGTCTGTCTCGATGTCGAGAACTAAGTCCATCACTTTCCTTTCGCAATTTCTATCTCCACTAGTTTAGCATAACCACCTACATCGTGCCAACTATCGTCATAGAATGGGTCACCATTAACTATACGGGCTAGCTTGTTGGCAATCAAGTCCAAGCTCTCCTGCATATAGGGTTCCATGATACACCAACTAGCGCCATCACGCAAGGTTTCTTTCAGGGCTTGTGCCGTTGCGGATACGTTGCGATACTCCCCGTAACGGTTCTCACGTTGCCCTAATGTTTCTGTTACATCTTTCATTCTTTCCTTCGTTTAGGTAAGGGTGTCCAGCCAACCCAGAACCCATCTTCAATTATAGCAGGAGATAACAACCCGTGGGAAGCTACGCCATAAATGCTCAGTAGCTGTAGCTTAACCCCATGCGGTGCTGTCTCTATCGGTCTCCAGTAGTAGTCGTGGTCAACGTAGGCTGCCCCGTCACCACTAACTTTGTCGGTCATCTTGTTCCACATAATCTGGGTGGAGCTTCTTAGCCTCATCAAGCCCTGCCCGAATAGCAGTGATGATACCAAGCCGTGTTAGGGCTTCTAGCGCTTCTGGTGGGAAGTTGAATTGGTAGACAGCACTGCCGTCTTCGTTCTCTTTCACCAGTGTTACGTCTGCTGTTCCAATAGTATCAGTCATACTTCTTCTCCATAATACTCTAG